AAATAAAATTAACAAAATCTGACATAGAAGATAGTTTAGACATGCCAACAATATACACAATTTTAGATATTTCAGCAGGAATAAAAATAAATGAAAAGTCAAGTCAAACCGTTAAAGATCAGGCAGAAGATAGTGGTGCTACATGGTCTGATTTAGATTTAGCAAAAATTGAGGCTGAGGTATTTTTGGTTGGTATTTGGAAAGACTATAAAGAATTAGAAGAATCATTATCTATGCCAGAATTAATGGCAACCCTTTCTAGTCGTAGAGAACTTGACTATGAAGAAAAAAAGTTTCTTGCTGCAATTCAAGGGGTAGACCTAGACAAACAGTCTGGATCTTCAAGAGGTCAAAAAGAGTGGGAAGACATGAAGGCTAGAGTATTTAGTAAAGGGCAAACAAATGATAGTAAAGACATCCTAGCCCTTCAGGGACAAAATGCCAAGACTGCTGGATTTGGTATTGGCATGGGATTAGACTACGAAGATTTAAGATAATAAAAATTAAGCATCATCATGCTATAATTGACATAACCTATAGGAGGAAATAATGGCAACAACTACGTATGAGGAAAATACTCTTACATTGATTGATGGCACAAAGGTTACAGTACGTCCTCTAAAAATCTCTCTACTTCGTCCATTTATGAAGAAGTTTGAGGGTGTGGGAGCAGTGGCGGAAGACAATGGAAAATCTATGGACATTCTTATGGAGTGTGTACAGATTGCAATGAAACAGTACAAGCCAGAACTCTCTGAAGACGTAAAAAAACTAGAGGAGAATATTGATCTCCCAACTGTTTACAAGATCGTAGAAGCAGCATCAGGTATTAAACTTGCTGAAGTTTCAGACGTTCTTGGCGTAACTATGGCTGAATAATTTAAAAGAGGTGTGAAACTAAATGGCTGATGTTAATGCTAATATTGACATTAATATTGATTCGTCTAATGCATTAGCACAACTAAAAGCATTACAACGTCAGATATCTCAATTTCACACCTCAATAGCCAAATCAAGTGAAGCAGCAGCCCTTGCTCAAAAGGGTTTACAGAAAAATCTTTTAAATAGTATTAATGCTATCGGTGCATTTACTGCCGAGATGCGTTTAGTTAAAACATCAGCAGAATCGTTTACAGATTCATTAGAAAAAAATAAATTTTCAATGCGTGAGTACTTCCGCTATGCGGGAGCCTCTACAAAAACATTTGGTAGATTATTTAAATCAGAGTTTGACACAATTGGCAAGGTAGCCGAAGAACGTGTAAAGAGATTACAAACCCAGTATATTAAGATGGGCCGTGATACCAACGGTGCAATGAGAGCAATTGCTGTTATGCCAACGCAATTGAATATGGATGACTATACAACTAAGGTTCAGATAGCAGCACAGAAACAGGCATTATTTAATCAATTAATGAAACAAGGATCTACCAATCTTTTAAATTTTGGTAAGAATACACAATGGGCTGGTCGTCAGTTGATGGTTGGTTTTACACTACCATTGATGGCAGTTGGAACTGCAGCAACAAAAACCTTTATGGATATGGAAGCACAGGCTTTAAGGTTTAGAAAAGTATATGGAGATTTATTTACACCACAAGCAGAAACCCAGGCAGCGCTAGATAATATTACAGAATTAGGAAAGCAGTTTACTAAGTATGGTGTGGCAGTTTCTACAACTGTTGGTTTAGCAGCAGAGGCTGCAGCAGCAGGTTTTTCTGGTCTAGATCTTCAACGTCAAACAACAGAAGCAACACGTTTGTCTATTCTTGGTCAGGTTGATAGTCAAAAGGCTCTTGAAACCACTATTTCATTACAAAATGCTTTTGGTATGTCATCTGAAAAACTTGCAGATTCTATTAACTTCTTAAACGCAGTAGAAAACCAAACCGTTGTATCTTTAGATGATATTACAACAGCAATTCCAAAAGTTGCTCCTGTAATTCAGCAACTTGGTGGAGATGTAAAAGATTTAGCATTTTTTATGGCAGCAATGAAAGAAGGTGGAATTAATGCATCGGAAGGCGCTAACGCACTCAAGTCTGGCCTTGCAGCATTAATTAATCCAACTAAAAAAGCATCAGAAATGCTTGCTTCATATGGAATTAATGCAACTGCAATTGTTGAAAAAAATAAAGGTGATTTAAAAGCAACTGTGATTGGATTTGCTCAAGCATTAAATCAACTAGATCCACTAGCAAGAGCAAGAGCAATTGAACAAATGTTTGGTAAGTTCCAGTTTGCTCGTTTATCAACATTGTTTGCCAACGTTGCCAAAGATGGAAATCAGGCTGCTCGTGTTCTTAATTTAGCAAATTCATCAGTAGAAGAACTATCTGCCCTATCTGAACAAGAATTAGGAATGACTGCAGATTCAGCAATGAATAAATTTAAGAAAACTGTAGAAGATCTTAAAGTTGCTCTTATCCCAGTTGGTCAAGCATTTTTAGAAGCAGCAACTCCAATTGTAGAATTTGTTGGAAATGTACTAGAAAAGTTTGGAAATTTATCTGCAGGAACAAAAAGATTAATCACACTTCTTACCGTTGGTATTGGTGCAATTGGTCCAGTACTACTTATGACATTTGGTTTACTTGCAAACGGCATAGCAAATATCATTAAATTATTCTTAACCCTTCGTGGAGGATATCAAAGATTAACTGGACAAACACAAATACTTGGAGAACAAACCCAGTATATGACAAGTGAGCAATTAGATGCAGCAGCAGCAGCACACTCACTTAATCAAACACATGCAAACTTAACACAAACATTTACTGCTGAAGTAACCCAAATAAATAAACTGATAGCAGCATATACATCAGCAGCAGGAGCAGCAAGAAACTTTGCAATGAATAATCCTGGAATGATGATGCCAGGAAGAGGTGCTAGAAGATTGGCAAGCGGCATTGTTTCAGTTCCAGGACCAAAGGGTGCAGGAGATATAGTTCCAGCAATGCTATCTCCAGGAGAAGCAGTTATTCCTACAGATATGGCAAAGAAATATGCACCATTAATTAATGGAATGATTGCCGACAATATCCCTGGATTCCAAGTTGGTAAAGGTTTTAAAAATGCTACAATGTTTTTACCAGAATCAATTAATACACTTATGGGTCAGATTGGTGGAAAAGGTGTTTCTACTTCTGGTGTTTCACAATATATAGGCGGTGCTGGTGGTGGAGTTATGGGTCCACTACTTGCAGTTATTGCAAGAGATATTAAAGTCGGAATAAATAACCCTAAGTTTAAATCAGAATTTGCTACAGTAGCAGATCTTTTTGCAAAAACAGCAACAGATGCTTTAAATAAATCTGGAAAAGAGTTTATTAAAGATGCAGACCTTGAAGGAATTGTTGTTCCAGCATTGCGTGATGCAGCAAAAGGAGTAAAGATTGCTGGAAAAGACATTGACGTTGCACTTGAAAATGCTGTTAATCAGATAAGAACAGTTGGACCAGTTGGAGTTGGCTCTGGATCTATGGGTGGAATTGGAAGAACTACTTTTGCAGGATCATATAGAGGAGTAAGATCAGCATCACAAAAATTTGCAATGGGACAAAATCCAGAAGCATTCCGTCAAATAGAACGTTTTTCACAAAGCAGAGGAAAAACAGTAAAGTCATTCCAAACGCTAGACCCTATGTTAAATCAGTGGCAAGTTGCAACAATGTCACACATTACAACATCAGTTACTGCAAGTGCGGAAGAATTAACAAAGCAAATGACTCCATATCTTGGAGATATTGGTGCAAAAGTAACAAAAGCAATTACAAAAAATATTTCAGAGGGAGCAATTAAAGAAGCCAGAGTTGCATCTCCATCAAGAGAAACACAGATGGTTGGAGCAAATATTGCACAAGGATTTATTTCTGGAGCACAGGACTATGTAGATGATGCTAAAAGAGTTGGACAACAACTTGGTTCTGGAATGGTTCAAACAGCGTCTGGACTATTTGTTCCAGGAGGGGCAGTTGGACAAGCACCAAGATCAACTGGACCAGGAATTCCATTATCACAAATAACAGAAAAGGCAAGAAGAAATAGAGAACAACTGCTTTCAACTCAACAACTAAAACGTACCGAAGCAATGAATACAAGAATGAATTCATTAAATAAAGCATTTATGAGTGGCACATTTGCTTTATCCGCATTATCTGGTATTGCATCAATGGCTGGTGGAAATTTAGGAAAATTTTCTGAAATATTATTTCAAATAAGTGGTCCTATGTTTGCTCTTTCTTCAGTTTTACAACTGCTTACTGGGCAAAAAATTATAGGACTTATTTCAAAGTTTAGAGTTGCTTTTGGTCTTGCATCTGTTGCTTTGGTTGCTGGAGTGGGAGTAATAAAACTTGTTAATGATGCAAGAAAAAAAGAACTAGAATATATTTATGGTCTTTCAAATGCAATGAAAACAACCACAGATCAAGTAAAAACTCTTGGAGACTTTTTTGGAATAGTACCAACTAAACTACCATTTGAAGGAAGAAATAGAGAGATTGTTGGAAAAACTACCAGATCTGCAAGAGACACATTAAGAGCAGATCAAGGATTCCAAAAACAATTTGCTTCAACTATTAAAACACTTTCTTCTGCTACAGCAAAAGAAGCAAGTTTAGCATTTACAACTCTTGCACTTAATCTCAAAGCACAAGGTTTTGCTAGCGAGCAAGTTCAAACAATCATAGACGCTCTTCGTGAAGAGGCTGGAAAAACAAGTGTTAAGTTAGATGTTAAATCTTTAGATTTTTCTGCAGAATCAATAAAAGGACTTCAAAGTCAAATTGCTCCAATTGTAACAGAGTTAGAAAGAAATTTAAAAACTAGATTAACTGGAAGTGAAAGAATTTTAAGTGGATTACAGAATGCATTATTTGGTCGTGGCTTTAGGATGGAAGAATTAACAAATGCTTCTCAAAAATCTCTTTCAGATCTTGCTGGAACAATATCTTCAGTTTCAAACTCTGCTGTTGGAATGTTTAAAGGTGGTTTAATTAGCGGAGAAGACTTTAATGCAACCATGTTTGGAATTTTAGAAACAACGAAAAATCTTAATACTGAAACTCAAAGGCTTGTGCTTTTAGAAACATTTAAAAAACTTGATATAGATGCAGCACCATTTTTAGCAAATATAAAAGGTATAAATACGCAAATGAGAGTATTTGCATTACTTAGTGCTGGAGTTGTAAATAAAGAAAGTGGTCTTTTTAAACTACTTCAGTCGTCAGATTATGAAGATCAACAAAGAGGTAGAAAAGAATTAATAAGATTATACGATGAACTTTTTGGTGCAATTACAAAAGTTACTCAGGCTGAAAAAAATTCACAAGATCAAGCCAATGATCCTGGAAACATTGGTAAGTTAAATGCTTTACAAGAAAAAACAAAAGCAATTAAAGAACAAACCAATGCATTTATAATTTTACGTAATGCTCAGATTGATGAGGCTACTGCAACAGAATTATCAAATGATGCAGCAATTGCGTCTTTAATAATAACAAATGGCAAGGGTACAGCATTAAAAAATCTTATTAAACTTGTAAATGAATATAAAGCAGCAATAAAGGCACAAGCAGATGCAGAATCTAAATATATGGAAGCCCCTAATCTATTTAAACAACAATTAGAAAAGGCTCAAGCACAAGCCACTTTACGTGAAAAACTTATTGATATGGAGTTTGCTCCAAAAATTAAAAAAGAAAATGATGCTCTAAGAACTCAAGAACAAAATTTACAAAATATTAATGATGCAATTGATAATATTACCGCTACTCAAATCAAACCAATTCAAGCAATAATTGATGCAAATAATTTTGCTCTTGAAAAAATATCTATGCAAGAAGATATAATTAATGAAAAATATAATAAGCAAATAGATGCTTTAGATAAAATTGCTACAATTAATCAAGACATTGCTAATACTCAAAGACAAAGAATTTCTATTGCAGATGCTTTAACTCGTGGAGATATTTCTGCAGCAGCATTTGCTGTACAAGAATTACGAGCACAACAGGCACAATCTGCTGTTTCTAAACAAAAGGATGCCTTAACAACTAGTCGTGATTCTAAAATAGCAGCATTAGGAAGACTTGAAATTGAAAAACAAAACAAAGAACTTCAATTACAAATTAGCACAATTGAAAGAGATAAACTGTTAACATTACAAACACAAAAAGAAACAGTTGAGGCTTCAATTGAGGCAACAAATAGAAATATTAAATCTTTAGAGTTACAAGTTAATACACTAAAAGACGGAGCACTTTATTCTGGACAAACAAAGAAAGATATTGATGAACTTGATGATTTAATTAAGGCAGCAGAGGCAGCGGGAATTCCTTTCAATGATTTACTTTTAAAGCAAGCAGGCAATGCAGCATCTCTTGCTAAAGCATTAAACGATGCATTAATTGCTCAACAAAATTTAGCAAGTTTCTCTGGATTTGGTGGTGGATCAGGAAATACTGGTGCGGGTAATGTAACAGGGTCAAACACTACAACAACCACTACAAAGACAGGCTCAACAGTAACAGTAAAATCTGGAAATACATTAAGTGGAATTGCAGCAAAAGCAGGAGTAAAACTTTCAGATGTAATTAAGGCTAATCCACAGATTTCTAATCCAAATTTAATTAGACCAGGTCAAATAATTAAGATACCAGGAAAAATGTATGGTGGAAAAATTAAGTCAATGAATATGGGTGGAATGGTTCCTAAATATATGGCTCGTGGAGGAAGTATAGGATCAGATACCGTTCCAACAATGCTAACTCCTGGAGAGTTTATAATGAATAGAAGGGCAACAGAACAATTTGGTCCAATGTTGTCAATGTTAAATGAATCAAAATATCCTTCAATGATTGGCAATAGAGGAGTTTCACAGGTTCCAGTAAATAATATTTCTACATCTATGAGCGATAACTCAACGGCAGTGTATAATTATAATTTAGGGTTCAGCATTAATGGTGCTAGTGCAAATGCCAACGATATTGCAAGAGCCGTAATGAAAGAAATTAAAAATGTTGATGCACAAAGAGTTAGAGGACAAAGACAATAATGGCCACCAGCGCTTATTTAACGGGTAGAAGAAGATATGCAAGACCACAGAGCATACTGTGGGCAAACAACCCTGGATACCTCTCTAATGGCTTATATGTGCCTAATGGTATAGAGGTTGGGGCAAACACAGAAGAAACAGATATAAATCTATTAGATCAATTTGTTATTTTGTCTGATCATAACAGAGGAGATATGCAATTTAATACCCAAAGAATTGAGCAGCGCCAAAGAACAATTAATGGTCGTATGCGCTCTTTTCATATTGCAGATAAACTAAGTATGTCTGTTTCTTGGAACTTATTGCCTTCACGAGGGTATTCAGAACTTGCAGATTTTAACGAATCAACAGGATTATCACCAGATAAAGGAACAACTAGTGAATATACTGCAGATGGCGGAGCAGGTGGAGTAGAGTTACTTGAATGGTATGAAAATCATCAAGGTCCATTTTGGATGTATTTGGCATACGATAAATATACAAACTTAGATGGTCAAGATTATAAATATAATGGTTTAAATAGATACAATCAGATCATTCAGGTTTATTTTTCTGATTTTAACTATTCAGTTGTAAAACGTGGTGCCACTAATCATGATCTTTGGAACATATCGGTAACACTGGAAGAAGTTTAAATGTTTGAAAGTGCTGAATTAAAAAATCACCTTGAAACATCTGCAGTAATTAAAACTCAGTCATTAGTTTTGGCTGAATGGAATATGAATATGCCAGATAATGTTTTTACTTTAGGTAATTATAGATATAGAACACAAGAGCAAAATTCACAATTTTTAACTTTACCAAATACATTTGACAGTGCTGATGCTGGTAGTTACTATACTGGAGCAACAGATGCAGATGTTGTAATAGATGGTGGACTTCAAGATAATAACACTCCACAAATATTTACTTCAATTAAAGAAAAAAATAAATTGTTATATTCTTTAGAAGACTGTATTAAGCCATTTAGACCAAGGTCTGGCATTAATAAAGCAACAGCATTTAAAGGAAAATATTTATCAAATTCTGGCAGTGATTTTGCAAGACGTCCAAGATATTATATGGCATCAAGATATGATCAGTTTAAGTATTGGACATCTTTTAGAACTGAAAATGGTATTGAAAGAGGAATTGCAAAAACAATATTGAATGGTAGTTATTTAATAGATGACACTGTTCCATTTGTAGTTTATAAAAAAAATGTACCAGCAAATAGAATTATTGTTAAGATGCAAACCAATGTTGGAGATGTTGACTTAGGAGATTTTACAGATATATCTAAAAGTTTTGCAGACCCATTCTTTGGAGATAACAATAAAACAACTCCGTCAAGATGGAAAATTCAATTTCTTAATGAAAACAATTGGATTGATGCCTATAGATTTAATGAAAATGATTTACGTGAAAATGGTTCAGCCATTATTTCTCATAATGGGTATGTTGAGTTGCAATATGGAGTAGTTAATATTCCAGAAAAATTTAAGCAAACCTTTACCTTTATATCCACACTTCCTTCCGACACATTGCTACCACTTACCTCTGTTGGTGGAAATGCATACTTGGTTATTGAAAACGATAATGAGGTTGGAACATATCATGTTTGGAATAAAGATACAGAAACGTACGAAACATTTGTACCAGCCTATGGATGGTTTTTGGGTACTGAAGAAGTTAATCATACAACTGGCTTTGTAACTAACCTTACAGATCCTCTATTTTTTGAAGAAACAACAACTGGTAAAAAAATCTATAGAGAGTTTGAAAATATTCGTGGAATAAGAATTGTTGTAGAAAGAATGAATAAGTTTGATTCTACATTTGATTTAATTGAAATGTCTCCAAGACTAATTGTTGACATATCAGATAAAGTAATAGACTACAATGTAAAAAAAATTCTTTCAGATTTAGGAAACTCTGCTTTACCAGTAGGACAACTATTAGCCTCAACTGGAAGTATCTCTTTGTTTGATGACGATCAAGCATTTAATGATAACAATCTAGATAGTATAATAAATGAATATGTTCGTAAAAATATTAAATTTAGTTTTTATGAAAAAATAATGGATGTTGATGGGTTTGATTATTGGGTTCCTATTAAAACTTTATATTCTGACGGAATGCCACAGGCTGATATAACTGCTGGAACATTAGAAATAACATTAAGAGATTTTTATTTCTTTTTAGAGTCTATGCCTGCACCAAGAATGCTAGTTACGGAAGCATCTCTTAGTTTTGCAATAAGCATGCTTCTTGATTATATTGGATTTAGCAATTACTCTTTTTATAGAACAACAAATGAGCCAGATCCTATAATCCCATATTTCTTTATTGCTCCAGATCAAACAGTAGCAGAGGTTTTAAATCAGTTAGCAGTATCAACTCAAAGCGCTATGTTTTTTGATGAATATAATAACTTTATTATAATGAGTAAAAATTATATGCTTCCATCAGAAAATGATAGAGATTTTAATATAATTTTATCAGGATCAAATAATCAATTTGATAGTGGAATTATTGAAAATCAAACATCTGGAACACTACCAAACATTATTTCAATCTCATCTCAAGATAAAAAAGTATACAATAACGGTAAAATAAACTATACAACTAGGTATATACAAAGATCTTATGGATCTCTTCGTCAGTCAAGTATGATAGATAAAGAAAAAACTTGGGTATATAAACCATCTCTTTTATGGGAAGTGTCAGGAATTGACTCAGCCAAAACAATAAATGAGGTTGTATCTAAACAGAGTAAGTATGTTTTGGGTGCAATGCCATTAAACTCAGATTTAACTGCAGTTGCTCCAATAGTTGTAAATCATATAATTACAAATAACGTTATAGACTTAGGGGAAAATGTTTATTGGTTAACAAGAAACCAAGGTTATTTTTATTCTAATGGCGAAATTATTAAGTATGATGCTGTACAGTACAACGTTACTCTTGCAGTGTGGTACCCAATCCAATCTGATGGATCGTTATCAGAATCTTCACCAGAAATTGTTTTACCTGGAAGGTTGGCTCCAATAAGTTTTATTAGCAATTTAGATAAAAAAGTTGCAAATGGAGAAATTACTGAGGCTGAAAAAGGAGAAGAGATTCAATTATGGAGATCTTCACACAGACAAGGCAGCAGTAATGTTTGGATTAGAAATAATCAAGAATATCAAAATTATTTTTCATCATTACCATTTAATGGAAAAATCTATCCAACTGGTCTTGTAAGAATTCACGCTATTCCATTTTATGAAACAGTTGATGGTATTACACGATTGCAAAATGGTATAGTTTATGAACATGGTCGTGCACAATTTGGAACTACAATTTCATCACATACCGCAGGAATAGATCCATATTGGTCAAATAATGACTACGTAAGAGGTTGTGAAATGAAGTCACAATTTTTATTTACAACAAATTTATTAGGGGATATTTCTCTACCACCAGTTACAACTGGAGCAGCAGGAGTTAATAATACAAAAGCCAGACAAACCTCAAGAAGCGGAACAATTAAAAACTTTATGTCTTCAAGTTATGGAACTGAAACATCTGTTAATAAATCATTATCAACTGAAACTGGAACTGTTCAGTCGTCAGCATTTGTTATGAGTGGTCCATCTTTTACAGCAACAGAAACTCCTTTAAATTTGGTCTCCTATGTTTATAAACCACTTAGTAATAGTTATAGACATTTTGGAACAAGAGTTCGCATTATTGGAAAAATTGATAATAATGAAAATCGTAGTCAAACTCCTAATGGAAGCACAGGTTATTATCAGGTTTCTGAAGTTAGTCCAAATCAAAATTCAACTATTGGTGGAGCATCTGGAGGATTATCTATTCTTCTTAATCCAGAAACTAATAATGGATATTATTTTGAAATAGTTGCATTGACAGAAAATAACGTAGAGTCATATTTAAAGTTAGATAAAAATAACCAATCAACTATATCTATTGATAATATTGTTTTTTATAAAGTAAGAAAAGAAGCGTCAAACACAAATGCCGTTCCAATTAAACTTTGGGGCGGTCTTTCAAAAATTCTTGTTGATGATGGAGGGTTTACTGGTCAGTCTAGAATGACCACAGAACAAGATGTAACAGTTTATGATTTAGCAATAGAGTATCAAGATATAGGAAAAATAAGAAGATTTTATTTATATATTAATAATCAACTAATTCAGGTTGTAGATGATCCAGATCCACTACCAGTATATAATAACATGGCTCTTTTTGTTCGTGGATCATCAAGATTAATGTTTGAAAATGTTTATGCATTATCAGAAAACTATTCTCAAAATAGTGTATTTACTGTAGGAGAAACTCTGTCTTCAGTTTTTGGAGATAAAGAAATAAGTGTTAGCGAATCACTTAGAAAATATGCTATGAGCGGTATTGTTCAGTCAACCTATTTATCTGGTATTAGTGCTCAACAGCCACCAAAATATAATATGTATTTTGATGAATTTGGATCAATAATGAGAGAGTGTGCGTATTTTGATATTAAATATGATCGTGCATATCCAGCACTTTATGCTCAAGTATCACCAACTGTAAATAAAAATAAAGGATATAGCCTTTCTGGATTTTATGCAGATTCATACGGGGCTGAGTTTTTAATATTTAATTCTACAGATACTTTCCTTAATCTTGATGAAACAAGTGGAAATTATTTAAAAATTCAAGGAATTACTTTTACGCAAGATACTACTCATGAACTAACTGTAGATGAATATTTTAAAAAACGAAGTAATTTATCAGATACACAAATAACTGGACCTTCTCAAATTACATCTACTCTTGTTAAAAAAGAAAAGTTTGACAACATAAAAACAAGTAGGATGATTTATGGAAATAATGATTTTACATTAGATACACCATATATTCAAACACAGGATGATGCTGAAAACTTAATGGGTTGGGTTATTGATAAAATAATGACACCTAAAAAATCAATTGGGTTAAAAATATTTGCTACTCCAACTATCCAGTTAGGTGATATTGTAAAAATTAATTATAAGAATTCTGATAATTTAGATTTAGTAACATCAGAAAATTCTAGATTTGTAGTATATAATATTGAATATACAAGAAAAATAAATGGTCCAGACATGAATATTTATTTGGCGGAGGTATAAAGTGCCAGGAGAAAATTCGGGTAGTGGAAAGTCTAAAGTAACTGTATCTAAAACTACTAATGCTAATGTAAGAGAAAGCCGTATTCCTAGCAATATTGCTCCAACCCCTGCATTTAAACCAGAAATTATAAAACCTTTACCAACACCCTCAACAAGGCCTGGACCAGCATTTAAACCAGAAATTATAAATCCAATTGTTGTATCTGAACCAACTTTTCAAAATACATCACCACCATCTTTTGAAAATGTTAGTGTACCACCAACACCGCCAACTCCAACCACAACGGTGGTAGTTACTCCACCACCGCCACCAATAAAAACTGCAACTCCAGATATTGTTTTATTTGATGAAGAAGCAATAGATGAAGATCAAATGTTTGATTTAATATTTGAAAATCTTAGCGGACAAGAGTTAATAAGTATTACAAGATCTGATATTATTAATGGACAAAAAATATCATATCAGCCAATTAAAAATTTATCCAATATACAACAAAGATATAATCCAAATAATATTATTAGTCTTCAACAGACTGCAGATAGGTATTTTGCTGGATTTTCAATTAAACTAGAAGATAGAATCCCTAATGAAGGAAATGGGCAAAATGGAGAAAATATATATATAGATTCAGTAACAGGGGACTTAGTTATTGAGTTTATTAATTTAAACAATGATGAACAAATTGAAACAGAGATTACGTTAAATGGTACAATATATGAGATAAACCTTGGAGAAATAACCTCATGATAACAAACACTGGTAAAACTATTATTGCTAAGTATTTGCTTGGTCAAGCACCAGCATATGCTTCATATATTGCTATTGGCTGTGGAGCAACCCCATTAACTACTGGAGATCCAATAGGTGATTATTCAACAAAAACAAATTTAGATTTTGAAATGTTTCGTGTTCCAATTTCTTCTAGGGGATTTGTTAATGAAGATGGTGTTGATAAAATTGTGCTTACAGCAGAACTACCAACAGAAGAAAGATATGAAATATCTGAAGTTGGAATTTATTCAGCAGGATCCAATCCATCTGCTGGAGCATATGATAGTAAAACAGTCTTTGCATTTACGCAATCTGAAGGTTGGCAATATCATACTGCCGATTCAGTGTCTGGTCTTCCTACATTTTTAGGAGCACTTGACTTTCCTGAAAATAATAATATTATTTCACTTCCAAATCCTGCTTTTCAAACTAACGCAGATGATCCAATATTTTTTAAAAGTCCAAGACTTGAAAGATATGAAAGACCAAGATTTTTAAACAATGTAGTAATAATTACAGGTGATGAATCAGACATTACAATAGAAACAGACAGTGGACCATTGCAAGATCATTTTGTAGTTGAGGCTGGTTCAAACCACATACACCTGACTGGTGTTAATCTTGATTTAACAAAAAATTCTCCAACAGATGAATTAAGACTTGCTTTTTCATTGATAAATAGAGACGGAAATTCTGTAGCAACTCCAGAATCTGTAAGAATTTTAGTTGAATTTGCATCAACAGAAACTGAAACAGCAGAGTATGCCAAATTTGAAGCAGAAGTTGTAGATGACAGCAGTGGCGGTAATTATGATTTTTCTACAGAAAGATATTTTGTTGTAAAAAAACAACTACAAGAACTAGTTACAAGTCCTAATTTTACATGGAATGCTGTAGATGTTGTAAAAATATACGCTTGCGTTATTGATGCTGGAGTTCCCTCTGATAATTATTTTGTAGCATTAGATGCTATAAAATTAGAAAATATTGCAACAGTAAATCCACTTTATGGATTAACAGGATATTCAGTAATACAGACCTCAGATGCATCAACAATACTTAAAAATCCAAATACAAATAATTATATTGAGTTTAGGTTTTCAGTAGATGTATCTGGAGGAATGATTTCATAATGGCTGATGCAGGTATAAAAAAAATAAAAATTTCTCAAGCAAACTTGCCACCAGTTAATTCAGAAATTGAGGGTTACTCTGTAAGGTATAGAATTGTTTCAGACGATAAAAATAGAAAATCTCAGTGGTCTCCAATAGTTCAAATTACTCCAGGATATACGTATACTCTTGGAGATATTGTTTTTAATAAAAATGGAAGTATTGCTCAACAAGCATGGGATGCTGTAACAATAATTAAAGATGGAAATGTTATTAGACAAGCACATGAATATGATGTTTGGGTTAGATGGGATAGAAATGATGGTGGTGATTGGATCTATAAACAAAGAATAGATGGAACAAATATCTCATTTCCAATACCATCAACATATAAAATTAATGGAGTTATTCAAGGATCTGCACCAAATAGACTATCAACTGAAATTTATTTAAAGGGTAATCCAATATCAAGGGATTCTTCATTTTTGCTTGTTTATGAAGATGGACCACACACGATATAATGATATACTTAAATAGGAGGAAATAATGGCTAAAGTACCACTACCAGAAAGAGGGCAACCTCTTGATGTTACATATTTATATCAATTAGTTGAAGCAGTAAACGATTTATCTACACAGGTTGCTTCTAAGGTAACTAATAATACTGTTATTGATACAGCCAGCGCAGGTAAAAAAGAGGTTAAAACTTCTAATTCAAGAATTGTTGGTGGCTTGGTTGAAGTAGCAAACAACTCTACTGTTTCAGCAGGAAACGAAAAAACTTTTACCTATGATTTTAAAGATTTCAAGTATCCACCTATTGTTTCAGCAACACCAGTTAATACTGGTCAAACTCCAGCAGGTCAAAATGTAAATATTATTTTAAAAAGTGTTACAGAAACAAGGGTTGAGGGTATCGTAAGATTTGGTGCTTCAGGAGACCTATCCTTATCAGTACATTTAATTATTATTGGTATACCAAACTAAGGAAAAATTAATGATTACTTGCAAAAAATGCAAGGGTAGAGTATTTGTTGATAGACAATACAGTAGTACCCAGCATATGGAAACATACTGTGTTATATGTGGATTAAGAAAATTTTTTCATCCGCCAACAGAGAGCGAAGAAGGTAAATGGTTACTAGCAAAGGAATCATTCAGAGCCAAGCATACAATAACGAAACTGTAATAAAAGGAAATAAAAAAATATGGTTTCTTAATGGAGACCTTGTAAGGCTTCATCATAGTTCACGTTCTACTG